GGCGACGAACGTCACGGTCACGACAACGCTCGCGCCGTTGCGGACGAGGTCCACCTTCGCCGACCCCATGCCGCGGAGCGGCGTGACGATCAGGTTCTTCGCGGCGGTGTTCGGCTGGGCCGGGATCGGCACGGGTCACCTCGTTTCGATCACGACCGACTCGACCGCCCGCTCGACATCGAGGCCCGGGATCCGCGGGGCGGCCTTCACCGGCTCCGCGACGCCGGCCTCGACGAGCGTCTTCGCCAGCCCGGCCGTCGCCTGGATTACCTCGCCGCGGCGGTAGCCGCGGTAGTTCCTGGTCAGGCGGAGGGGCTCGGTCTGCATGGGGCCTCCGGATACGGGGCGGCCCGGGGGCTGGCATCCCTGCCGGCCCCCGGGCCTGGTTTGCACTCACGCGGTCAGGTTCAAGCCTTCGCCAGCCGGCCGACGAACTCGGGGCCGTGGTTGCTCACACCGACCCGAGTCGAGGCGACGTAGAGAACTTGCCGGCTGCGGACGAGCAGCTCGCGGGCGACGTTGATCTCCAGCCCGGTGTCCTTGATGCCGACCGCAGTCGCCATCGAGAAATCGCCGAACAGGGCGAGCGTCGACGCCGGGAGACCCTTCACGAGGTACACCGGGGCACCCATGATGGTGGGAACGATCCGGCCGCCGCCGACGACCATCGTCGTCTGCTGCGAAGCCCAGAGCTTCATGAGGTCCACCCAGCCGGCCTTCGAGACGACCCAGGCACCATTTCCCATGATCGACTCGTCGACCTTGCCGACGACGTCGGCCAGATTGGCGGCCGTGGTGGAGGCCGAGGCGCCCACCGTGATCGTGTTCCCAGCCACGACCGAGGCCGCGAGGCCGGTGATCGCGGGGTTCGCGGTGTTCCCGCCCAGCCAGACCGTGTCGATCCAGCGGGCGAGGCCGTGCGAGAACCGATCCACAAGCAGGCCGGCGACGTCCACCGGGGAATCTTCGAGCAGAGCCCGCGAGACGGGCACCGAGGCCCCGCCTTCGTAGAGCGTCAGCTCGGCGCCGCTCGACGCGACATCCTGATCGGTGAACGCCACGTTCTCGGCCGCGAAGCCGAACGTGACGTCGCCCGACTTCGGGATCGACAGCTTCTGGCCCTGCGGCCGGAAGATGCTCGCGAGCTGAAGGCCGACGGACTGGTACTGGAGCCGGTTGACGATCGCGTTGTAGAGCTCGGTGACGACGAAGTCGTCACCGTAGCCGTCGACCGTTTCGCCCATCGCCCGCTTCGAGAACCCGGAAAGGCCGCAGAGGTAGGAGCCGACCGCCGCGGCGATCTTCACGGACCGGAAGGCCCGGACGCCGGCGCGGATGTCGACCTTGTCCGTCTCCTGGTCCGTGATCTCCGGCTTCTTCGGCTCGGAGTCGCTGGTCCGGACGGCCCGCAGCGCGGCGAGCTTGTCGTCGAGGGCCCGCTCGCCCTTCGCCTCGGCGGCGATCTCGCCGGCCCGGTTCGAGAGGGCCGTGAGCCGCTCCTCGATCCGCTTCTTGTCGGCGTCGTCGGCCGGGGTCACGGAGCGGAGATCGTTGATCTCGTTTTCGATGGCGACGGTTTCGTCCTGGAGTCGAGCGAGCTTGGGGCTGGGCATGATTCGCGTCCTTGCGTGCGGGGTGTTTGGGCCGACGCTCGCGAGAATGCCATCCGGAGCCACCCTCGGAAAAGTTTCGCCTGTCCTACGGTAGGACGAATTCGCCGGGGTCAGCGCCGCGCCGCCTTGCATGTGCAGCTCGCCGAGCATTCGCATGGGATCTCGATCCGGCCGTCGGGCTTGATCTTGCCGTTCGTGCAGCCGCACCGGCATCCGGTCGGCGTCGGCTTGGGGCCTGGGGCCGGGGGCGGAGCCGGGGGCGCGGCGTCCACCGCGAGGCTCGACCGGGCGGCGGCGACCGCGGCGGCCGCCTTCGGGGCCTCGAGGTCGACTCCGGCCGGGTCGGCCGACAGCCAGACGAGCCAGGCGATCAGAGACCGCCAGAGGTACTCGATCACTTCGGGGCCTCCTCGGTGAATGCCCGCCAGACCCAGATCGCGGCGGCCGCGCCGGCCACCGACCAGAGGATCCCGGCAGGCCGGTAGCCCCCGCCGCCGACCGCGGCCTCGAGCAGGCCGCCGACGACGGAGCCCGCCACGCCGCAGCCGATCGTCTCGAGGCCCGTCGCCCGGCCGCCTGGCCGGATCGGGAGTAGCCAATTTCCGACCGAGCCGGCGATCCATCCGAACACGATCCATCCGATCAGTGACATCTACCACCCCCTTCCGTGTTCGAGGACCTGGTGCCCGTCGTCCCCGACGCGGGTCCGCACCGTCTGGTACTCGGCCGCGGAGGCCGGCGGGCCGTCGGCGACGAGCGCGACCCAGAGGAGCGACTTCGCGATCCGCGCGATCGCTCGCAGGACCGGCCGGTCGGGCTGGGGCGCGAATGGAGTCGGCAGCGGCGACGCGGAGCCGTTGCACCAGAACAGAAACAGAACAGCGGCCGCCGCGCAGATCGCGTGCCGCTTGTTTAGGGTGACCGTCATCGGCGAGCCTCCGGCGCGGGTGTCATCCAGTTCCCGTGGTGCAGATCGCGCCAGCCGAAGCCGGCGATCGACCCGACCGCGAACGAGTCCTCCTGGGCGAGCATCCGCTCGACGACGCGCCGCTCGACCCAGAACGAGCCGTCGGGCATATCGGCCGGCCACTTCGGGCCGGTGATCCAATTCGGCCCCCAGGAATTCAGGCAGAGCAGGGCGTCGGACGGCGAGCCGTTCCGCTGGTAGCGGACGGCCACGAAACACATCTCGTGTGCCCATTGGCCGGAGGCCGCGGCGTAGCCGTGGGCGTTGCGGGTGTTCGCGAATCCCTGCATCGAGGCGACCGGGATCGGGAACCCGGCCTCGATCGCGGAGGCGGCCTCGTCCCAGGTCGTGACGAGGGCGATATGGGTCGCCGGGTGTCGCTTCGCGACGCCGTCCAGCCGGCCGCCGTCGCCCTTGCCGCCGCAGCCGTAGGCGCCCCACTGCTTCGCCCGGTCGGCGGAGTAGGCCCGAAGGTCGAGGTCGCCGATCGGCTCGCGGTAGACGACGCCCCAGTCGCGGACCCAGCGGGCCGCAGCCGCGCCGTAGGATCCGTCGCTCCAGCCGCCGACAGGGGCGGCGCCGTCGCCCGACTTGCCCCGGGCCTCGACGCGCGAGCCGCCGTAGATCGCCTCGGTCGACGGGAACGGGGGCGGGTTCGCGAGCCGGCCTGTCTCCCAGTCGACACACTGGGCCACGAAAATTCCGTGAGCCCAGCCCCAGGAAACACAGTCCCCGATCCCCTGCCGCTCGACGACCCACGGCCGGCCGTAGAGGGCCTGGTGGGCTTTGTGGGCCGACCGGTAGAGGAACGTGTCGACGCCCTGGGCCTTCGCCACGGTCTCGGCACCGGCTCGAGCGAACGTCGGCTCGGGCAGCTCGGCGAGGAACTCGCGAACGCCGGCAGGATCCGGCCGCCAGCCGAACCGCCCGTCGCCCTCGCCGATCCATCCGGCCGGCCGGGGGCCGGCCGTCAGGCTCGCGACGACCGCGGCGACAGCCAGGCCGAGAAGCAGGGAGACGGCGAGGAGCCTGATCCTATCGTGCCGCATGGGTCGCCTCCCGGCCGATCTCGCGGAGGGCGGCGACCCACTTCGCCCGCTGTTCCGTGGTCACCGGGCCGCCGGCGGTCCCGACCTCTTGCTCGAGGTAGACCTTGATCGCGTCGCGGGCCGCCGGCTGGCGGGCGCCGATCGACACGCCGCGGCATCGCAGCTCGCGGGCCCGCTGCCGCAGCTCGTCGAACGAGACGCCGCTCTTGAGGAACGGCTCGGCCTGCCGGCCGTCCCATTCGATCTCGTCGGCCAGCTCGGAGCAGAGGCCGCCGATCGTGGCCGCGTCCTCGGCCGCCGTCGGCCCCCGGAACAGGCCGCGCAGATGCAGCCCGGCCGGGGCCGGGGCCGGTGCTGGCGGCGCCGCCTGGTCGCGAACGCCGGCATACCAGACAAGGGCGGCGCCGATCACCAGGCCGACGGCGATCATCTGCCGGGGCTTGATCGCCGCCGCGGCGGCCTTCTGCCGGAGCGTCTCGCGGATCGCCCGCAGATGCTCGGGATTCGCGAACAGGAGGGCGGCGCCGGCGAGCAGGAGCGCGGTGATCATCACGACCTCACGAGTTTCAGGATCTGCTCCATCGCCCCGGCGGCGATCGCCAGGACGAGCGAACGGACGGCCGGCCGAACGATCAGCCAGAACGGCCAGGCGAACACGGGGATCGCCTTGTCGGCGACGAGGTCGAACAGACTCGCGGCCGCTGCCAGGACGACCGCCCGCTTCTCTTCTCGCGACAGGCCCTCGACCGTGTCGAGCGTCGTCACGCACATCCGCAGGAGCGAGGCGAGCAGCTCGCCGAACTCCTGCCAGGTCAGGCCGCCGGCGGCGGCCGACCGGGCCGCGGCGAAGAAGGCGCCGAGTTGGGCCGCGAGCGTGTCGAACGGGGCCGCTGCGGCGGCCGGGGCGTTCATGTCGGTCATCGGCTGCGCCTCCAGATTGAATCCGCGGGGACGACCTGGCGGCATCGTGCGCGGCAGGACTGGCACTCGACGTATTGGACCTGGCGGTCGCCGGCCCGCTTCGATGAAGTCGCGCGGGCACGGCCGCCGCACTTGGGGCATTTACCCGGCATAGAGGCGCATCCTCGCGGCGGCAGCGGCGGCGACGGCCCGGGCGGCGGCGAGGCTCGACACGCGGAGGCCGCGGGTCTCCTCGGGCTCGGGCACCGTCTCGGGCTTGTCGTCGATCCAGATGTCGGGCGAGAGGCCGGCGTCGGCTGCGGCCGACCGTTTGCGCCGGTCCGGTCCTGCGAGCACGACGCCGGCCAGGTCGCCGTAATGTTCCCCGAAGGCCAGCCGCAGCTCCTCGCGGTTCTTGTCCGTGTCCTCGCGGCGGGTGACGCAGCAGACGCGGTTTCCGCGGGCGAGGGCCTCGGCGATGAAACTCCGCCACAGGCCGGGGGCGGCCGTGAACGTCTGGTCGAAGTCGAGCGAGATCAGCAGGCCCTGGGCCGCGCCGGGGGCGGCCGCGGCGGCGCGGGCGGATCGCCACAGGTCGAGGGACCGCGGGGCGACCGACGAGGCCGGGTACGCCGGGCTCGTCACCGCGGAAATGTCATAGAGGCCGCTCGCCTTCGTCACGGTGCGGATCACGTTCCCGCGCTCGTCCTCCGTCCAGGTCTCGCCGCCGTCGGCGACCGTGAACGCGAACGAGCTGCCGGTGATCGTCCGATCCTCGACCATCATCACGAGGTCCCGGCCGCTGCTCGTCAGGAGCGGCGTATGCCGGTAGCCGAGACCGCGGGCTTCCTTCGTCAGATCGAGACGGCCATTCGACGTCCGGCCGGTGATCAGGTTCGGGTCGTGATTGAACAGGAACGGGACGTCGATCTTGCCGCGCGGGTCCGTCGGCTTGCGGTCGATCAGGCCGTCGAACGCGGTCGCGGAGAACTTCTCCCGGAAGCCGCCCAAGTCGACGGACAGGCTCTCCCACGGGGGCGAGATCCCGACGAGCTGCGGCGGCTGGTCGTCGCGCCGCTCGACGGCGATCGCGTCCGGATGGTCAGCGGTCAGCAGGTAGCGGCGTTCAGGCTGCGACATCGGTCGTCCCTCCGGGGGCCGGCTCGTCGGCCGGCGGGGTCTCGTCATCCGGCGGCGCGTCGGCCGGCGTGTCGTCGGGCGGGTCGCTCGCCGGCGGATCGCCCCCGGCGGCCCCGGCCTGGGCGGCGGCCGCGGCCAGCGTCGAAAAGCCGAGCTGCACGAACGTCTCGTTCGCGGCCGGGTCCTCGAGGAGCGGCAGATCCTCGCGGTCGCGGATCTCGTTCGGGGTGATCGCCCCCATGTTCCAAAGCGTCTGGTACAGCGCCGCCCGGGCCGCGGTGTCGCCGCGGAGGAGCCCGCGGTTGTCGAGCTTCGCGTAAACGTCCTCGCCGTAGACCGGTTGGAGGAGCATATCGACAGGGCCCTCCATACGCTTCTGCCAGGGCAGCAGGCACCAGACCTGCGCGGAGAGGTGCTCCTGCTCGACGGTCGAATATTTCGCCATCCGGGCATCCCCGAGGAGCGTCGAGGGAACGCCCCAGCAGCGGCAGACGTCGGGGAGGATCGCGTCCCGCAGCTCCTGGAACTGGTTCGCCTCCATCGAGTTACTCTCGATCGGGACGAGCTTCGTCTTTCGCGGGAGAACGGCCGCGCTGCCGCGGTTGGCGGCGCCGCCGTAGAGCGTCCGGATCTGTTCGCGGAGGGCCGCGATCGCCTCGTCGGGGATCTTCTCTTGGGTTTCCAGGACGACGTCGGGACGCGCGGAGTTTTGCCAGAAGGCCGTCGCCGCGGTGTCGAGCTGGCGGGCGAGGGCGATCGACGTCCCGCACAGTTCCGCCGGCGCCATGCCGATAGTCCCGTTATTCGAGAGCCATCGCCAGTGCATCACCTCCGAGGCTGGCACCGGTTCCCAGGTGCCGCGGTCGTTCCAGAACTTGTAGGCGAGCGAGTAGTCGGAGAGCCGGTCGACCTTGACCCGGCTCGGGTGCATCGGCCGCAGCTCGGAACAGAAGCCGCGCGGCCCGGGCAGGACGCGGCAGTAGGCGTTTCCGTGGAGGGCCGTCCAGTAGGCGACGAGCTGCCAGAAGTCATAGGCCGACTGCCACGGGTTCGGCCGCTTCCGCAGCGTGTAGGAGCAGGGGATCGCCGCGTCTTCCTTGCGTCCGTCGGGGAGCGTCCGCATGATCTGGAGGGGCATCACCGCCACGGCCTGCGAGATCCAGCGCACGACCCCGAGGATCGACGAGACACGGATCGCGGTCTCGGGGCCGATGTCGCGCGGCGACAGGCTCAGGCTGATGTCGGCCAGGCTGTTCCGCAGGTTGACAAGCGTCCCGCGGATCGGCCGCGCGGCACTCTTTCGGCGCGGGGCGGCGGCAGGCTTGCGGGGCATCAGCGGACCCTCGAGCGGCAGCGCTCCACGCCCTGCCTGCCGCCAGTGTCAGCCCCCGCAATCCACCCGGTAAAGTTTCAGAGAACGTGGATCTTCCAGTCGTCCGCGCTGCCGGTTTCGGCGTCGTCGGTCGAGGCCAGGGCGAGGGCGTTCACGAGCGCCGCGATGCCGTCGATCTTCTCGCTGCTCTTCGCCTTGTCGGGTTTGATCATGCCCG